CGCTTCCAGTGCGGGAAGCGCACCAGTTCCTCGCCGACGGGCTCGGGCACCTCGAAGGCGCCCTCGTTGAACTCGTAGGTGATGCCGTTGTGCTCGAGCGACTTCGCGCCCGTGGTGCTGACGATCCGCATGCCGGTCGCCCTTCGGGGTGTGTGCGGGTGGGGTGCCACCGTGCCCGCCGTGAGATCACGGCGGGCACGGTTGATGGTCAGGACTTGATGTTCTGCAAGACCCCCATGGCCACCGGAGCCTTATTGATCAAGGTCTCGTTGGCGTAGGTCTCACCGTCGAACCGCGGACCGCCACCGGCGACACCCGCGTTGCGGTTCGCCGCGTACTCGTAGTCTGCCAGGTCCCGCACACACCGCATCTCCAGGGTGTTGGTGATGTCGGAGTTCGGGAACGGCACCCGGTCCGTGCGCGCGATCAGCGTGCCCGGCGGCATGTGCGGATGCACCTCGACGCGCACCGGCGTACCACCGGTGGCCTTGTTGACGTACCAGCCGACGAACGCACCCAGCACCGCCTCGCTGCGACCGCCCAGGTTCGGCTGGAAGAACGTCTCGGACGCGGTGGAACTGAGCAGCACGTTGGACAGCGCGGTGCCCTCGCGCGAGGACATCATGTACACGTCCGGCGACAACTCCACCGTGTCGAAGATCGACTGGTTGAGGTTGTCGAGTTCCACGACCGACGCGCCGCTCACCGTGAACGGCGACCCGTCCAAGGAATGGAAGTACGCGCCCGAGGTCACCCCGGAGCCGGGGGTGACCAGGCCGGTGGCGCCGCCGGTCGCGTAGTCCCCGGCGAGCGTCGCCAGCAGCCCGTTGAACTGGTTCGCGCCCGCCGAGGTGTCCACCGTGGGCACCGCGCTCGGCGCCGTGGTGTACAGGCCGGGCAGACTCGGCACGCTCGCCGCGTTCGCGGTCGGCACCGAGGTGATCGTGACCGTGTTCACCACCGTGGTGGTGTAGTAGAACCCGGCGACGTACCAGTCGTAGGCGACCGCGCCGCGCACCGCGGTGACGGTCGCGGTCGCCGAGTGCGTCGCGGCGGCCACCGTGGAGGTGGTCACGCTGCCCTGCGCGGAGGCGATCGTGGAGCCGCCCCAGAAGTAGTTCGCGCCGGTACGGGCCGCGACCTTCACGTTCACGGCGGTGGACGCGGCGATCGAGCCGCCGGTCGGGGAGTCGCTCACGGACGGGGTGGCGGGGGTGCCCAGGGAGAACAGGCAGCCGCCGATCGCGCCCTTGTCCTCACCGACCTTGAACTGGTTGATCGAGTTGAAGATCGTGACGGCCTTCGCGTCGGCGTACCCGCCCGCCTGGTCGATCGCGTCCTGCGTGACCGTGTACCCGGCGCCGATCTTCGCGTACAGCGCCGTGACGTCCATCTCGTCGATGTTCACCAGCGGCGCCGAGTAGTCGAACGCCGTGAACGGGTTCGGCTGGCTGTTGTTGACGTTGATCAGCGCGCGCCATTCGGCGTACTTCGCGCCCATCTTCGGCTTGGTGCGCGCCAGCGAATCGCGGAACGGGGTGTTGACCGGGATCAGGCTGATCAGGTCGGACAGGTCGATGCCTGTGATGCCGGTCGTGGTGTTCACGCCGGCGGTCTGCGCCTTCTTGATCTGCTCGATCGTTTCGGCGGAGATCGTGTCCAGACTCATCTGGGATGCCCCTTTCTCGGGCATGCCGAAAAACCCGCACGCCTATGGCGCCGGGCTGTTCGGGTGGTGTGCGGGAAGGTGCTGCGGTCCTACCGGATGAAGCGGTCGCGGACCTTCGCGTAGGCGAGCCTCTGCTCGGCGTCGCGCCGCTGCCCCGGGTCGCCCGCCTCGGCTACCGCCTTCTCCAGGTCGGCGTACGGGGCGAGCCCGCTCCCGTCGCGGGTCGCCATGCCGGCCGTGCCGGTGGCGCCGTTGAGCAGGGGCGGCTTGCGGTCGTCAGGCATCTTCGCCAGGTGTTCCACGCGCTCCTGTAGGCCCTTGACCACGTCCGCGAGCTGCGCGGCCGCATCGAGCCTGTCGGCGAGCACCTGGTTGCGCTCGTCTTGCTCGGCGATCCGCTTCTCGATGGGCGCGAGGGCCTCTGTGAGCAGCGGGGCGAACCCGGCCTGCACAGCCTTCGTTACCTGCTCGTCGTCGTCCGCCGCCGGGGGCGGGGACGCGACGGTGTCTGTGCCGGGGATGAGCGTGGCGTCGTTGGTGGCGACGGCGCTGCCCGCCGGGGGTGTGGCGTCGGCGTCCGCCGGCGCGTCTGCGCCCTGCTCGCCGCCGCTGTCGCTGTCGCCGTTCGCGACGGGCGTCAGGTCGCCGGGGTCCACGATCCCGAGCAGCTTGCCCTTCTGGTCGTAGACGACCAGTTGCGGGTCGCCCTTCGCCTTCTCGACGCCGTCCGCGCCCTGCGTGTCGGCGTCCGGGTCGGTCGGGGGCTGCTCGGTGCCGCTCACGGCGCTCTCCTTCTCCACCGCGGCGTCGGCCTGCGGGGTGTCGGGCGCCGCGGGCAGCGACGCGAGGACCTTCTGCAGGGATTCGACGGCGCCGCGGATCGCGGCCTCGTTCGCGGTGGAGAGGACCCGTCCGGCCTTGCGCACCAGCGTCAGGGACTCGATGGTGTCCAGCGCCGCCGTGTCGAACCCGCCCAGGGCCTTGCCGACCGCGTCCATGGCCTCGCCGCCCAAATCGGCTTCGGCCTGCTCGCCGACGGCGAACCCCGCGAGGGTGTCGATGACGTAGTCGATGGCGCACGCCGCGTCCTGCAGGTCCCACGCCGCTTCGGCGTCGTCGGGGTCTGCGGTGGCGGCTTCGAGCATTTCGCGGTCGGACATGACGCCCAGGGCGTTCTTGGCGCGCACGAGGATCGCGGTCCACTTGCGGGCGGTCGCGGCGTCGACGGCCTCCCACGCGGGCGAGCCGGGTTCCATCGCGTCGCCGGGCTGCTCCTGGTCGGGTTCGGCGAGCACGACGGTGGGGTCCATGCCGTCGATCCCGTCGTCGGTCTCACCGGTGACGACCGCCATGTCGGCCTCCTTTTTCAGGGAGCCGTCGGCGCCCCAGTTGTCGGGGATCTCGCTGGACGCGTCGAGTGCCTTGGCGCGTCGGATGATGTGGGCCCTGATCGCGTCATGCGACGCCCCGCCTCGCCCGACAGCGTGGACCGCGCGGGTGAGGTCTTCCTTGTCGGCGATCGGGTAGGACTCGTCCTTCATCGCCTGGCCGTTGGCGGCCATCCGCTTGAGGTCATCGGCGTTGTACTTCGCCTTGACGATCGCGTCGTCGGCCTTCTCGACCTCGTCCGCTTCCGCCGCGGGTGGTTCGGCCTTGCGCACGGGCGCGCCGTGGACGGTGCGGATGAGTTCGGCGACTGCGGCGGGGCTGCCGGTCAACGTGACCGCCTCCTGCGGCTGGGGGGTGGGTTCGGACTTGGCGATCAGGCCGCGCACGTACTCGGCGTCGAGCAGTCCGGCCGCGCCCTGCTGCTTGCTGATCAGGAATCGGGGAATGCCGTTGGCCGAAGCGCCCACGAGCGCAACCTTGGGGACGTTGGCGTCGACCAATTCGGAAAACTCGTCATCGTCGTCCACCGCGTCGTCGGCCACGTCGGCTGACCCCTTCGCGAGCGGCACGGCGCCCTCCTTCTGCACTCGCAAGCGGCGTGCCGTGCCCTCGGGGGACAGCCCGTTGACCTTTCCGGCCTTGTGGAGGTCCCACATGCGCGGGCTGAGAATGGCGCCCAGGCACCAGTCGCCGTCCTTGACGACGATCCCGTCGCCGACATCCCAGTCGGGCCAGCGCCAAATGAAGGACTCGACAGGCTCGGCGCAGTCCTCCGTGCCGTCGACGTGGAACGCGTTCATCTGCGGGCAGCCAGAGCGCATGTAACTCCAACATGCGCGCTCTAGCTCGGCTTTGCTGAACCAGTCCCGGCCGCCGTCCACGCCCCGCTTGATGCGCGGATCCGGGCCCGCCTGGTAGGCGATCCCCAGGACGAACCTCTGCTCTTCGGGCATCATTCGCCCCCTTCGCGCTCGGAACGCAACTCCGGGACGACGCAGCACCGGTCGCCGGGATGCTGGGGCGGAAATGCAGCGCCAGACGGGAAGGGCTCGCCGAGCGGCACGAGCCCCGCTTCGGCGTTGGCGTCACACAGGGGGCACACGCGGTCGTCCTCGGCGCTGAGCCAGCGGGAGCGGCGCACACCCCGCTGGCCGTATTCCTCGACGCTCGCCGCACTGACGGCGCGGCACAGTTCCGTGGAGGCGACCATGCGCGCCCTGGCCGGGTCCGAGAGCACATCCCGGATCGCGCGGGCGAGCGTGTCGCTGCTGTCGCCGCGCTCCACGCCCTGCGCGAGGATCTTCCCGAGTTCGTCGAGGCGACTGTCGGCGACCGAGCGGATCGTGACCCCGGCGTCGTCCAGCAGTGCGCGCAGCCCGGAGCCGTCGGCGAGGTCACCGAGCAGCAGCCGCGCGGCCTGCGGGTCGCCGATGGTCCAGTCCCCGACGGCGGCCTCGGCTTCTTCGAGCGGCTCCCCGGCTTCGAGCGCGTCCAGGATGCCGCGGGCGCTGGCCGCGCCGATGGCGCCGCCGTCCCAGTACACGTCGGTGAGGATCTGCGTGAGCGCGGCCTGTAGGTCGCTGGCGAGGCCTTCGCGCCGGGCGTCGATGAATGCTTGCGCGAGTCCGGTCAGTTCAGCGAGGCGTTGCGCTTTCGTGGCCGCGTCGCTGGCGGGGTGGGTGGCGAGGAATTCGCGGGCGAGCGTGTCTGCGTCGACCGCCTGCGCGGTGGCGTCGGCGAGGTGCGTGGCCCAGTAGGCGACGGCGGCCAGGTCGTACTGCCAGCCGGGCCACGCCCGCTGTACCGGTTCCCCCTCAGCGGGGGGTTGGCCTTTTGGGTCGGGCCCACCGCCCGCAGCGGACTTCGCCAGTTCGCGGCCGAGCGGGTACGAGACGGTGTCGCCGCCGCGGTGCACGGCCAGGTGCGTGAACGTGACCGGTGTCGGCGGCACCGGCGCGGGCATCGGGTCACCCTCGTCGAGGTAGACGAGGGTGACGTGCGGGTGATAGTCGGTGCGCTCGCTGGCGCTGAGGTCCGCGAGCAGTGCGCGCAGGATCTCGACGCCGGGCAGTTCGACGGGCGCGAACGCCGGGGTTTTGCCGTCGCTGCCGTCCGAGGGCTCGAACGTGTCGATGCCCGCGACGGTGCCGGACAGCGGCCCGCGCATGGCCGCCGCGGCGGTTTCGGCGCGGGCGCACGCGGACTGGAACGCGTCGTCGTCCACGTCGCTGCCGAGGTAGACCACGGTGACGTGGTGGTCGCTCACGCTGCCGGGCACCGGGTTGATCGCGCCATCCGGCAGGTCCAGGGAGATCATGCCGGAGCGCTTGGTCAGGCCGGGGGCGGACTGGCCGACGGCCTTGAGCAGCGCGGGCGCGACCTGTTCGCGCGCCTGCGCGTTCAGGTACGCCGCCGTCTGCGGGTCAACCGCGGTGAACTCGAAGTCGCGCCACTTGCCCGCGCGGCGCCGGGCCTTCACGAACCGGGTGAACGCCGCCAGTTCCGCAGAGCGCCACTCGGCACCCTTGGCCACCGCCTGCGACGACGGCACCGCGGGCGGCTGCGCGCCCTCGGACTGCAACTGCTGACGCAGCTTCGTCTGGTACGCGTCCTCCGCCGCGAGCGACGCCGCAGCGTCCGCGGTGCCCTGCGTCGGGATCACACCGGGCGGCGCGGCATACGGCTGGTAGATGGTGGGCTGATCCTCCGCCGGACCATAAGTCTCCGGGTCCGTGCGCCCCGCGATCCCCGCGATCGCGAGCAACGGAATCGGCCCCGAACGGGTCGTGGAGAAGAACCGCGGAGTCGGCCGGTCGTTGTCCACCGGCAGACCCAGGACCTTCGTGCGGCCCTCGTCGGCGGACGCCATCCCGGCCTCGATGTACGCCTTCCACGCCTGCGCCTCGGCGAGCCGGTCCTCCACGTCGCGGCCGGTGTTCAGCTTCGCTTTGACCGGCAGCCGCAGATCGTACTGCAGGTAACGCGTCAGGGTGTTCTGCACCCAGTACACCCACGGCAGGGTGTTGACGCGGAACTGGATGTCGGTCTGGGTTTCGCCGTTGGCGCGGTTCACGTCTTTGATCAGGCCGATGTCCTGCGGCACCACCCCGAACATCGCGCACGTGCGCGACTGCAGGTGCTCCGCGAAGCTCACGTCGAACGCTTCGGGTTTCGTCGAGGTGACCTTCGTGCCTGCGGGCACGGCGATCAGCTGGTGCAGCTTCGCCTGATCGCCCTGGATCATCGCGTCCCAGTAGTCCTGCCACTCCGCGACCTGATCCGGGGAACTGACGTCCGGCGGCAGTTCGATGAACCCCGCCGGCACGCTGCCGTCGGTGA